GCAGATGAGATAAGATACAAAGCAATTAAGCTTGGTCTTGCTGCATCATCCGAAGGTGTGGAAGAATTCATGAATGCAATTCTTCAGCCTATATCTGATAGATTTTACGATCCTGATGCGTTTAAGAAAATCGCAGAAAATCCTACAGGCTACCTTGCGGATGCTGTGTACCAGGGGATAGTAGGTACAGCGATAGGTGGTATTGTTGGTGGACCTAGCGGAGTAAATATGGATATTGAACTGTCTGCAGAAGATAAAGAAAAAATACTGCAGGCAGGTCTTGCTATGTCTGAAAAGTCCAGTGCAAACAATTTCGCTAGATCGATTGACAAGAACAGACTTAAGGGCGGTAAAGTTCTAAACAACGCTATTCTGGATTTAAAACATAAAATTGAATCCGGAAGAGAATTAACAGAACATGACCAGATACTTTTAAGCGCTGCAAAGAAATCGCGCATAAGAGGAGCAGAGAATGTATCAGGTAGTTTTATTATCAGATCCGAAGAAGGACTAAACACTGAATACGATAGAGAAAAAGCATCCGTGCTTTTAACTCAAAAAGTTGCGAACAGAGAAAAAGAAGTTAGGAAGTATCTACAGGATGCAGATACACCTAAAAAGACTGTGGACGAACTATCATTCCCTGTCGCTAGAATTCTAGAAGGAACAGGAAGCAGTGCAGATGTAGAAAATGTACTATTCACAGTAGATAACAATCCAGCTCTTGAATTAATCCAAAATGAAACAACACAGGATTTAAACGTAGGACTTCTGCCTAGAATGAACAATGGAATGATAATGGGCGGTGCTAGAGAAACGCAGCACTTTAAGAAAGAACTAAACTCTTTCATGGAAGTAAGATACGAGAGCAACGTTGAAGAAATACTGCCAAAAGCAAAGGATGCAGCAAAAAAAGAAATGCTAGCATCTATTGGCATGAAAACAAATCCAGAAATAGAAAAACTGTTCGATGAAGGCGCAAAGAATGTGAAGGAAGGCGAAGAGTTTATAAACTATGCACACGCATTTAATTACTTCTACGATTCTGGAAGAAGAGGATTAGACTACAAGAATCTTGACAAGGCTATATTCCAAAGCGAGCTAGTACCTGCAGATATCCGTAAAAAGATATATGAGATAGGGAAAGCCGAGAGAGAAGATAACAACATTATTACATACAAGTCAAAGCTACCGATAGGATTTAAAGCCGGAAGAGTAACACTTGGTGATAACGTGAGCATGAGTAGTTCTATGATTAATGCGTACAGAACACTCGCTAAGTCTTTTGGCGTTGAAATATCTCTTGAAGAGAATATCAAAGACTCCGAAGATAAGGAAGTAAACGGCTATTACAAGAATGGAACTATCCATATCTCCATGAAATCAGATAGCCCTGTTATCGATGTTCTAAAACACGAGGTAACACACCATATCCAGGTTAATTCACCTAGGCAGTATGCAGCATTTAAAAAGTATGTGCTTGATGAATTCTATAACTCAAATCTTGCTGAGTACGAAAATAAACTTAACAAGTACATGAATGACTACAAGGACATATCACGTGCCGAAGCAGAAGATGAATTGCTAGCGGATGCTACAGATGTATTCTGGAAAGGTGATGCCGATGCAGAGGCAGCGGTTAAAACACTTATAGAAAAAAATAGAAGCCTTGGAGAAACAATCCTCAAGGCTATTAAGTCTACGGTAGATAAGCTAAACACATTAAGCAAGAATGTTATAAACGCATTAAAAGGGGAATACCGCGGTAAGTGGCTTGAAGAACTAGGAATTCTGGAAAAAGCACAAGAAATGTGGACAGAAGCTTTAATGAATCCTGAAATAGATAAATTTGAAGAGGCTGTTAATAACGATGATGAAATCAAATTCATGTATAAGGGTAAGGATTCAGAGGGCAGAGATGTATTCTCAATTTCTAGCAAAACGAAAAAACTCACAAAAAAAGAAAAGCGAACAGAATTAACGGAGAGGTTTGAAAACGGAGAAGTATTAAATGTTGAATTCGATAACGGCAAAGGTAGAAAGTATACAGCTAAGCCACACGAGGATTTCGCAGGAAAGAATTTTTACGGTGACAAACAAACAAAATCGATTAATGCATTTAATAAAAAGGTGAATCTATTCTATGAAGGAGATTTATCGAAACTGTTACAGAATTCGGAATACATAAGATCCGGACCTGAAAAGAAGGAACACAAAAATGTAATCAAATGGGAGTACTACAAAAAAGAAATTGTAATAGGAGAAACGCCGTATAGATTATTGATTAATGTGCAAAACCGAACTGATGGGGATTTTATTTACAACATTAAATTCGAAAAAATAAAAAAAGACCAACATTGGCAAGCTATCAATGAAGATAGTAAAAATAACGCCCATGTTGGTATTGATAGTGTAAATTTATCACAAAACAACGAAGAGGTCAAGGAAAAATACCAGAGAAAAAACAGCATCTTCGATATCCCTAACAATCAGCAAGCTGATTCTAACACCATCAGGCAGCTTAACAAGAAAATCGACGCACTAATCCTAAACCAGACTAAAACAAAGGGAACCATACCTAAAAGGTCATCTGTTGTTAGTTATCTGAAAGAACTAATAACAGAGGTCGGTTCAGATGTAAAAGCAGAAGATTTACGTATTGATTATCACAATCTTTATAAAGCAGCTAAATCAGGTGATGATGCAACGAAAGAAAGACTCTTGAACGAAATAACAAGAGAGATTGTTAAGAATACCTATGAGACTAATCGCATATCTCCAGAAATAAGGGATGTACAGAGATACCTCAAAAATATGACTATCTCTATCGATGAAGATTTAGAAGCAGAAATCAAGAATAGATATGGTACATTTGGGAAGTTTAAAGATTATATCGATGGCGCTTTCAAAATAAAACTTAATAAGAACATCGATAGAATGGAATACGCTGTTCCAGTTGATGACATGCTATCTGAAATGAACGAGCTGTTCGGAGACACTATCAAGGTTGACGGACGAAGTCTAGACGATGTTACAGACTTTGTTACAGCTCTAGCTACAATTGCTGAGTATGCATCGGTAAAAGATAATAAAGTTTATCTTTTTGATGGCGGTGCAAATCTAACTCAGTACACCGAAAAAGAAATTGCTGAATACGAAGATGAACTAATAAAGGATGTTAAAGCTAATCTAGAAGCCAGCCTTGGCGAGATTAAGCCTATTGTTACTTATGCAGATAAGCAAGAAGCAAGAATCAGTAAGCTGAAAGCTAGCATGAAAAGAACTGCTATGGATAAGCCGGAGCAGGCAAAGTCAAAGAAGCTCATTAACAAGCTAATTAACGACACCGGTTCAAAGATTCCTATAGAAGATGGTATGAGGCTCTATGAGGAAGTTTGGACGGCCGTACACCAGGCAACACCAAACGCTAGTGCAGCATATTCTGCAGCTGCGAGGCTGTCGAATGCACTCCTTAATTCGAACGAGAATAATATAAAGGAAAACCTACAAACAAAGAAGCAAGTAATAGATCTACTCAGCGTAGGTAAAATTTATATCTCTCCAGAATTAGCAAAGAAACTAAATTACCAGGAACTAAAGGCTAGATATGGTCACGCATTAAGATTTACAACAGATATCAACAGTGAGCATACAATGCCTGCTGAACTAGTATATGACTTCTTCCAGAATAAACTAGGCGAGAAATATCCTGAACTATTCGCATCAGATGCAGCAGATGCAGAAGAAGCTGTAAAGAATCTATGCAACGCTGTAGATATGGTTGAAACATCTGCAGAGACAGACGGTCTAATTAATGGTGAATATAAAAACGTTGCTAGTGATATCACAGAATTAATACTAGATAACGCTATTTCCATGAAGCCAGAAATGACTTATGCAGATAAGCAGCAGGAAAAGCTCAAAGAAGCTGTAAAAGAAGCGAGAAACAAAATAAAAGAAAGGGAAACTATAAAGAGACAAAAAGCAGAAAAGAAACATGAAGAGGAAATAGCAGAAAAAGACAAGGCTATAGAAGAACTTGAAAGTGCTATTAAAGAAGAAAGAGAGTCGGTAAGCGAGCTAAAACGAGACCTAAGAAAAGAACGTAGCGAACTGAACAGAAAGAGTAAGGCGATTAATAGCATTAAGTGGTACTCAAATAAGCTATCAAACAAGCTGCTAAAACCTACTAATACGCAGTTTATGCCGGAAGAGTTCAGGAAATCTACCGCAAAGGTTCTTCATGAAATGGATTTCTCTACAGATCGTGGCGATGCGTTCTATGAAACGCACGGATACAACAAGACCTACGAAAACTTCATGGAGTTAAAAAACGAATATCGCAAGGTGCTTGAAGAAAAGAACGACGGTGACAGTACGTTTAGTTTTGTTGAGGACGAAGATTTTATGAATCAAATTGATTCAGTTCTTGAGGCTTTAAAAGAATCAAGGCTTGTCGATATGGACGCCGATACAATCGAAAGCGTGAGAGACGTTATTAGAGGGCTAGATACCATTGTCAACAAGCATAACGATATGCTTAAGTATGAACAGTACAAGACGATCAGCGGAACAGGAAATGCAGTAATTAACGAACTGAACAAGAAGGCAGAAAAGAATCGCTATGCTGGCGGAGCCAGTGCTGTATCCAAGTTCATATTCTCGAGGAACATTAATCCTGCAGATAGGTTTGCTGTACTAGGCGGCACACTTAATAAACTGTTTAAAGAGATAACAATCGGATTTGATGATCACGCTATGAATGTTAAGAGTGCCCAAAATGAATTTCAGAGAATTCAAGAGGCTGTAGGAGAAGATGCATTTAATACTATCTGGGAAGATTCAAAAGTAGAATCCTTCAAGCTGGAATCTGGAAAAACCTTAAACCTAACTCATGGGCAGATGGTAACACTATTCCTTCTCAGCGAAAGAAAGCAGGCGCTAGAACACATTCTTACTGGCGGTATTCAGACTGCAGAAGTTAAACCGAAGAAACTCGGCAAAAACACTGTACTTAGAAAAAGCTCCATGCAGAGAGAAAAGATAACGCATAGTGATATTATAAATATCGTTAAGAGCTTATCTCCGGAAGAAATAAAATGTGCAAAGATGATTCAGCATTACCTTAATACAGCAGTATCTGATTGGGGAAATGAAGTATCTATGAAAGTATGGGGCTATAACAAGTTTACAGAAGAAAACTATTTTCCTATTAAGATTGCAAGAGAAACTGTAGACGCTAATGTTGAAGAGGCAGCGGTAACTAAAATTATCAATCCAGGATTTGCAAAGAAAACGAAACCATCAGCAAAGAATGCGGTTGTATTAGATAACGTATTAAGTGTCGCATCAAACCATATAAGCGCTATGAGTGCGTACCAGGCGCTATCTATGCCGCTACAAGACCTAGAGAACGTGTGGAACTACAGAGACTATGGAGAAGATGGCGTAATTAAAGGCTCTGTTAGAGAGGCGATTGAGCGTGCATATGGTAGAGAGGCTAACGAATACATAGAGAGATTTTTAAAGGATGTAAACGGCAATATCGCAAAAAGCGAGATGCCTATCACAACTAAGATTATAGGAACAGCAAAGCGTGCTGCAATTGCAGCCAACGGAAGAGTAGCTATGCAGCAGCCTATGTCAATCGTTAGAGCATCCGCCGTGATAAATCCAAAATATCTAGCTAAGAGTAAGTATTCACGCGACGCGGTAAAAGAGATGCAGCAGCACTCGGGTGTCGCTGTGTGGAAAGACTTAGGCTACTATTCAACAGACGTAGGACCAAGCCTTACTAATGCCATGATTAACAAGGAAAATAAACTAGAGAAAGTGACTCTTGATATGTACGGCTTCCTTGACAATATGACATGGGGTAAAATCTGGGGTGCTTGTAAGCTCAAGGTTGAAGATACAATGAACATCCATGAAGGAGACGAAGGATACTGGCAAGCAGTAAATGAACAGTTTAGAGAAGTTGTGTATAGAACTCAGGTATTCGACTCTGTACTATCAAGATCTGAACTAATGAGGCAAAAGGATGTAGGTTCATCAGTGCTAACAGCATTCTTATCAGAGCCAACTAAAACGCTGTCGCTGTTCATTACCAATACGCAAATTGCAAAGCAAATGTATGACGAGGGCAATGTATCAGAAGCCAGAAAGCTAGTTGCAAAACAGTTTGGTTGGTTCGTAACGTCGGCGGCAGCAATGGCGGTTATGAAATCTGTTTATGATGCTATGATAAGACACATTGCAGACGATGATAAAAAGGATAAGAATTTTGTCGAACGATTCCTTGATGCGCTTCTAGGGGAAAACAAACTCCATACAGACGGAAATCTATTTGGGGAACTAAATCCTATAGCTATGCTGCCGGTCGGAAAGGATATCCAGTCGGCACTACAAGGATATACACCATCAAGATTAGATATGTCTCTATTTGTAAAAATTAGCGACGCATACAAGGCATGCGTAGATCCTAAAAATAGTCTGGTTACAAAACTTGAAAAAGTCGCTAATGCAGCAGGCGTATTCTTTGGACTTCCTGTAGATGTAGTTTATAGGGATTTAAAGGGCACATTTGCATATTTAGCATCAATACACGACTATTTCACCGGTGCAAATACAAAGCAAGACTTACTAATGGACTTCTCAAAAATCGAGAAAACATACGAAGGAAACAAAAGTTCCTTCAAGAAAATTGCGACCGACTCCGAAAAGTACGATAGCGAAACGAGAGAAAAGGCAGCTAAATACATTCTTGAAAACGATAAAGAATACACAAGAGAGAAAATCGATAAAGAAACGATTAATCGCATTAAGAGGAATCATAATGATGAAATGGATAACTTTATCAAGAAAGGAAAGAATGAAGAGGCTGAAAAACTCGCAAAGAGTCTTGCAGCAAGAAATAGTATGCTGGATGCAGAGGAATACTTCCAAAGCAGAATTAATAAAGTGAAAACCGATCAGCTCAAAAAGATTGAGAACGCTCTCATGAAAGGTAACACTGCAGAGGCTGAAAAGCTCGCAAACAAATTCAACAAGATGAATATCGAAGTTCAAGGAGAGCGCTATACTTCTGAGGTAGCAATGGAAAAATCGAAAGAGTGGATACGAAAGGAATATCTCAAAGGAGTTATTGATGGACTTAAAGCCCAGAACAACTTAAAGGTTGAAAAACAACTCGCAAAGATAGAACGTATAGATCCGACGAATGTTGATTTCCAACGTGAAGAGGTGTTATATAGTGCAAAACAAAGCATAAGGTATAGCTACTATCCATATATCAACAAGGCACTTGCTCGCGGAGATGTTGAAACTGCGAGAGTGTATGCACAAAAAATAGAAGCTCTATACCCAGGAGATCGCAAGTATACTGCAGATGCTGTTATAAAGAGAAGTTATAAATACGCTACTAGGAACAAGAGGAAGAAGAAAAGAAGGTAAATTGTGAGGC